CCTAATATATTTTCAATGTCACAAAGAGTGACTTTAGCTCAAACAGAATTGCAACTAGCACAAGCTAACCCACAAATTCATAATATGTATGAGGCATACAGAAGAATGTATGAAGCATTAGGTGTAAGAAATATTGATACGCTTTTACAAGCAGAACCTGAACCACCTCAGCCCATAGATCCAGCTTTAGAAAACACAGCGGCTTTACAAATGCAATTACCAAAAGCTTTTGCAGAACAGAATCATGATGCGCACATTGCAGCTCACATGTCTTTTATTAGAACTAGAATGGTTCAGTCAAATCCTGCAGTATATGCTTTGTTGCAAGGACATATTTCAGAACACGTAAGTTTTAAAGCAAAGCAAGAAGTTTTAGCTGCCTTTATGCAACAACCCGAGTTAGTTCAATTACAACAAGTTAATCCTGAGGAATTTGTTAAACAATTTAATTCAGCAGTTGCTGAACAAATTGTTTTAATTACTAATCAATTAGTAGAACAAGAAACTCAATTCTTAGGTATGCAAAACCAAGATCCATTGGTAGCTTTGAAACAAAGAGAGTTAGATTTAAAAGCTCAAGATATTGCTAGAAAAGCTCAAGAGACAGCTGCTAGGCTAGATGTTGAAACTAATAAATTTGAAGCTCAGCAGGATATTGCAGAAGATAAATTATCATTACAAGAAGAAGTACAACGTGGCAGATTAAAGGAGAAAGCGCGTGAAGAGAAAAGTTAGAAAACTTAGAGGCGGAGGAATGGATGCCTCCCAAGCTGATTTTGGTGATCCAGGAGCTATGACTTCAGATGCAGGTTTTGAAAACACTTCTCCATCCAAAGTTTCGAACGTAAATACTTCCGGAGGTTCTAGTAAAACAAAAACCACCACTACTACGTCAGGATCTAGAGATGTACCATTCAAAGCACCCCTTCCAAATATTGGAGCTGTTACAGGTTTACTAAATTTAGGTGCTTATGCAAATTACAAAGGTAGACAAAAGTTTTCAAGGAAAGAAGGATTGTATCGAGATTATTACAAAAGCACCG